CCATCAATGTTCAGAATCGAATACCCAGGAGTACCGGCAGGACCAGCAGGTCCAGCCGGACCAACAGCACCAGTATCACCCTTGGGAAGTGTCAAGTTCAGCGTCTGATACGGGAACACGCCAGTGATACTGGCAGCAGCCGTACCCTGAGAGACAGCACCAATCTGCAGGTCATAATAGTTCGCAGACACAGTAGTCTGAAGACCCTTGAGATACTCCTTCAGGCTGGTAAAGATGTGCTGTAGTGTTTTGGCGTCGTTCGACCTCAGCGTCCCCAAAAGAGGCGCTGTCCATACCTGAAGAGGAGGATTATCTCGAACGGTTTCTGTCATTAGAACTTGATGATGTAATTCAGTGCAATGTAGGGTTGCAGGTTTGTGTGAGCCTGTTCGGCATTGGCATTGGCAACAGCATTGTTTGTTGCAGTCGTACCAACAATTCCAGGCTGTGCAGAAACAATAGCATTGGGCGACTGTGAACCATTCAGACCAGCACCATTCGTACCACTAGAAAGATAGTCATACAGGTTGTTGTGTGCATGCGAAGTTGCAGTGCCAATATAGGTTGAGTTAACAAGGTGAGAGTGAGCATTCTGTGTGTGGGTATGCTCATTCTGGGTATGGTTGTGGCCAACCAAACCAGACTGTGCAGCAGTCAGCGTCACATTCTTCTCGCCACCAACATCAGCACGGTCAAAATCAGCATCAGTCGTACTAACACCAACAGGCACACGACCCTGAAGATTAGGCAGATAAAACTCAGAACCAGTATCAGTACCGAAAGCATTAGCACCAAGAACGGCATACAGCGAAGCGTATGTCGTCTTGGAAACAAGCTGGCCACGGCACAGCAACCAACCAGTCGGAGCCGTAGCGCCAGCAAACGGTGTAATAAGACCAGTCATACCAAAATCGAGAGCACCAACGCCGGCCTTGACTGCACCATCAGTTGTCACACAGTTAGTCTCAACATGGGACTTTACTGCCTGGAAGTTGGCATTGACTTCCGTTGCGTTTGCAGTAGTGCCATTAGAGAACTGATTGGGAATATTCATTGTAGCCATTAGACCTTCATCCTCCTCGGATTATATTTCAAAGTATAACTATTTACACCCCAAGATTTGCCGGGAGAACCAACAAACTCGAGCTGAACGCTCTTGGCCAAACCAATACTACGGCCACTAATGATTTGTGAACCAGTATTCGGCGCACCCCAAGAAGAACCCCAAACACCAGTACCCCATGTCAAACCAGAACCAGAAGCAGGAATCTGTATGTCATACTGCTTGATTTCACCACTATCGGCTTCCTCATAGTCGCCGTACGCCTTGATTGTCAAAATTGAAGCGGCTGCATTCTGCTTCAAAATAACATCAGGACGCCTAAACATCTTCTGTTGGCTGTACGAACCGGCATCAAGCCAACGCGTACGATAACGACTTTCAAACTGCTGGTTAGTAACGCCATTATTCATGTCATAAGCATTGTTGTACAAATCAACAGCCAAAACAGACGGAACAGTCGGATGTGCAACAGCATGCTTAACAAGACCATTTGTGTCAGTAAAAGTACACCCACCAGATGCACCAAAACCATCATATGTTGAAAACATCAACCAAGCGCCACGCTGAGAAATACTGGGGTCATAAACAAAAGATACAGTAGGATGCGTCGGAGCACTGTTCTCATCGTACGGAACAGACACCCAAATACGACGGTTAATGTTGGAAACATAAACCTCGTCAACAGCATTCGGATTAATATACCCAGACTGGATTGCAGGACGAATAGCCTCAAACAAGTCAATAACCCGCTCACCATTATACAACATCAAACCATCAGGATACGAAAAGAAATAAACGCCACGTTCCGTAACAGCAAACGAATGCGATGTTGGAGTCCCGACATGCCGTGAAATCTCGACAACCTGGAACGTGTCAGAATCATAACCGAACACAGCAAAAACAGAATCCTTCTTGAACACGACAAGATGGCCTGCAAAAACAGCCAAACCAGTAATGCCACTAGCGCCGTTGTTGATATCAATATAGTCCTCGTACGCCCAGTTGCCAGGACTGTTTGGGTGCGACCAACGAATACGATTGGGGCGGTATGCCCCATCCTCATACGTGTTTGCCACAAACAACTTACCAGCATGCGTAACGGCAAGTTTTGCTTTTGGCATACTTACACCTGAAAGACCAGCAGTATACGAATTCTGCCAAGCACCACCACTAACAGTCAAAGTGGTCTTGGTTGTCCCATCCCACTTGTACGGCAAACTATCAACACCAGTAGCCACATAAATCTCCTTGCCCCAAGGAGCAAACGCAGCACCATGCTCGTCACTAACGGGCATGAGCAAGGGTGTAAAAGAACCACCAGTAGAATAAAACACCTCACCGGTGTTCATCCCATTCTTGCCGGTCGACAACATCAAATAGTGTGTGTCAGCGTAAAATGAAAACAGTCGCTCCGGGTTCCAGTTAGTAGCAGTTATCGCAGTAGCGAAACTGCGCATGGCGCCACGGGAAAACACACCACCACGTGGGTCAATCTCCACGTTAAGCATACGGGGAGATTCATTCGCAGCCAGCTGAAACTGGTCTGCTCTGAGATTCAATCCGCCAGTGAAGTCATCCTGGCGCAGTACACGTGTGCCAGCCATTACTGCCCCAGCGTGCGGCCAAGCGACTCAAGCCAATACTTTTCGGAAGGACGAACAGAACCCCTCGACATAATCATGGGTCGATGCGACGGAGGACGCATGATTTCCTTACGAGCCAAACTAACAGCCTCATCAAAAGACTGCTTATACAACTGAGACATCTCGGTATCTTCCTGGCGCTTGTATGCCTGTGCAATAGCATAGTAGGCAATAGCGTCATGGAGACGGTCGTCACAGTCAGGACTCAGTGTAGTATCAGTAACCCAAGTATAAAGGGGCTTGCGATAGCCACGAACAGCCAAAGCATAAACCCTATCAGGTTTCGGATACAACTTAATAGTTTCCGACCACTCAGCATAGAGCAAAGGTCGTGAAGGTGTGTCAAAGGTGCCATGCCAAGTAGCCTCCGCATCATCAATAGAAACAATCGACAAACGATTACCACTAGTTGTGCTATCAACAATGCTGGTCACTTCGCGGAAATTACCCGAACCAATAGAACTAATAGCATAGTCACGTTGACCAGAAACAGTATTCAAAGTTGCCGCTGTTTCAAGCCACGGCCAACGACGCTCTAGGTTAAGAATACGGTTGAACCCGTCACGCATGTACGAACGCAACAAGGACGACGGCAAATCTGCATCGTCCAAATCCGTCACATCACGAACAAACGTAATCAGTTCAGCAGTAGTACTCATTCATCCTTCTTTGCCATCATACGCAAATGACCGATACAATAATCCGTGCCCTTAGCCTTCGGACCCTCACAGGTGTCGTTATTTGCTTCACAGCGGTTACGCCCCAAATACGGGGCGCTACCAGCTGCAATCTTGCTGCCAGCCACTTGAGAGGCAGGTCTGGAACCAGAAACAGGTTCACCATACAGGGTGTGCGCAAGTTGTTTACTCATACCCTAGGTGTGTTTGTTACTTGGCGCTGTACTTTCCGACGCTCTTGCCGGCCTTCTTGTCCGAAGCAATAGTCTTGCGTGCCGCAACGCCAGCCTTCGTACGAGCCTTCTTTCGAAGATTAGCGGCATGACCAGCCTTGCGATATGCCCACTCAGCACCACGAATACGCTGTGAAACCGGTCCTTCCATCTTTGAACCAAAGGTGGACGTAAACGTAGTTCCAGAAGCAGCCGGTGCAGGATACTTCTTTGGAGCGGCCTTCTTGGGTGCGGCCTTCTTCACAGGTGCGGCAGGAGCAGCAGCACGCTTACGCGCCACAGCAGACTCCGCCTGTGCCTGCTTAGAAGCAACACGACCAGCCTTTGCTACAGCAGTAGCACGCTTCTTTGCCCCACGGTCAGCCTTGGCATACGCTGCCTCTGCTGCGTAACCTGCATACGGATTGGACTTCTTCTTTGCTGCCATAATAATTCCTTTACTTTTTCTTTGTTGACGTTGAACTAGAAGAACGCTTCTTCATCGGCTGTGTCTTTACTGGCTGAACAGGCTTCACGAGAAGCTTTGCACCAGTCTTTACAGCCTTGACACCAGTCTTAGCTCCAGCCTTTACAAACCTCTGCTCCGCTCTGACGACATTGCCATATCCTCTTGCGGCATTCTTTGCCACATTGCGAGTAGCCTTTGCCGTTGCAGAAGCAGCCTTTGTAGCAGCCTTTGCACCAGCAGCAACAACCTTTGCCTCGGCTGTTGGTCCAGAAAGAATAAATTTTCCTTCAGCACGCAACATTTTGCCATAACCCTTGCCAACAAGTTTTGCACCCTTTACGGCACGACTTGCACCACGGGCGATGTCATCCCACGGACCAGGCTTGTTGTTCGACTTAGACGTAGGGCGCGGAGGAACGGCTTTGCCACGACCACGACCTTGCGATGGGTTTAGTGTACGAGGCTTCTGCTGCGGGTCCTGAGTTCGTTTCTTGTAACCAGGAAAATTCGGGTCCGTCATCTTGTACTGGGGTGCGCCCTTGCTTCCACCCTTGGGGCCATTCGGCGTTCCGCCATCAGGCTTCATTCCACCAACCGGCTTGCTTTTACCCTGAGTAGGTGCAGGCTTTGACTTGGGCTGATTGGGAAGTTTTTGATTAAACTTCGGCTTAGGGGTGTTATTGTCGTCGTTAACCGACATCCTTCTCTTAGTTGCCATGATTTCCTTTATTTATAAAATAACCAATAGAGCAGCGGGGGCCGAAGCCCCCGCATAACTCAACTCAATCAGGCAGTCTTAGCCGTGAGCTTGCCCTGCTTCGCACGGTTGCTGCACACCAGGTTGCCGTAGCACATGATGAGAGCAAAACGGGCATCCTGGTTCTCAGGACGCACGAAGTCGGTCTGAGCAAACCACTTGTCCGAGTGGCCGACCAGCTTGAGGTACTTGCTGTTCAGGAAGAACATCGTACCAACCGGTGCATGCACATCGTACATGATGGGGGCCGACTTGAAGAGCAGGTTCTGGAAACCAGCGTCTGCGGTCTTGGTGTCGGTGTAGCGCAACTGCGGCTGAAGCAGCGACTCGTACTTCTCGAACAGGGTCTGGGTCGTGAGAATCACGTCCGGGTGGTCGTTGCCGACCGAGACCGAGTTGTAAGCCGTAGCCATCTGGAGCAGCGTGAGAGCACCAGCGGTGTTCTCCTCGTAAGAGCGCCACCAATCGTTGCCCTGACCAGTTGCCGAGTTGATTCCACCAACGGTGTTGCCAGACTCGACGAGGTTGCCGAGACCGTTCCAGTTCTTGCCAGAGTTGCCGGTGCCGTCACTGAAAAACATCTGGTTGAAACCTTCACGCATCGACTCCTCGGCCTGCATAATCTTGGCCTCGAGCAGGTTGATGATTGCATGCTCGCCGTTGTTCTTGGCTTCCTCGATGCCCGAGATAGCGATAGAAGCACCATACTGCTTCCAATCGTACTCGGCAGCCGAGATGCCTTCCTGCGGCGTCAGAGACAGCGTTTCATAGCCAGAGTACGACGCAACCGTCGAGTTCTGACCATAAATGAGCTGCTCAACAATCTTCGTACCGCCGGTCTCCATACGGATACGACCCTTGTCGGAGAGCCAGTA